CCAGACGGCCATGCTACACTGATTCCGAACGGTGCGCTCGGTAACACATGGTATGGTTGCACTCCGGAAGAAAGAACCGGTATGGCATCCAAGACCGCCGATGTTAAGTTAATTGGAGAAACCGGTATTACCGTTATGGTAACATCCGAACATGACCCAGAACAGACCAAGGTAACCGTATCTGAAATCGTTCTCCCATCCTTCGAAAGAATGGACGAGACATATCAGATTAAGTGCTATTAGTTTAGCGGAAAGGGGTATACGCCATGAAATACGCTTATGCAGTGAAATATAAAGGCAATTACTACCCTGCCGGTACAGAGGTACCGGTAGAGGTAGTTGAAGAATCCAAGGAAGAATCCCAGGGAGAAACCACCGCTCCAACAGGAACTGATAATACAAACGGCGAAGGTCAGGGCAATGAAGAGCAGGGCGACAAAGAACCGGAAGATGGCAAAGGTACTGGCAATGAATACACCAAAACGGATATCAACAGAATGCCGGTTGATGAGTTAAAGGTACTTGCTGCCAAGCTCGGCATTGAGAATGCCGAAGAGAGTACGGGTGCAGCTCTTAAGGAAGAAATCATTAAAATCTTAGGCTTATAAGAAAGAGGTGGCAAGGGTGGAAGATTTTAAAAGTACAGTAATTCAATGTATCAAAGATGGATATGGAAATTTGACCGTGAATGATTTATCTGCCGCCCTTGCTATTGAGAAGTATTGCGATAAACGGAATTTCCCTCCGCATTGGACGGAAGCCCAGATGCTTGCTGATATGAAAAAAAGCAAAAACAAAATCGCAATGGCGGCCATTGAAATCGATTCAAAAATCGGAGCAGAAAACCAAAAGGGCCACAGCGAGAATGGTATAAATCGTACATATTTCGATAGTATTTCGGCATATGAAGATGTTATTCCGTTTGTGGGCGTATAGAAAGCAGGTGTGCAATGCGTTGTTTAAAGAAAAACATGCAAAAGCTGTATTATGCCACTTACGCCGGAGAAGTTGTGGTTTACAAAAAAGATGAATCCGGAGAAGTTATCTATGTGGACGACGGTACCGGCAATAAGGCTCCAATCGAAGCAGGAACGAAGCCGGGTTATAGTGAGCCAATTTTGCTGAATGCAAATATTTCAGTATCCGGCGGCGAATCAGAAATGGCAGAATACGGATTCGAGAATGGCGATTACGAGGCGGTTTTGGTCACAACGGACAAATCCTTGCCTATATGTGAAACAAGCCGAATTTGGCACGATACGGAGCCGCAGACCGACGAGAACGGACATGCGCTCGGGGATAGTGCAGATTATTCGGTTTTAGCAGTAAAGCCAAGTTTGAATTCTGTAAAATATCTACTCAAGAGACTACCGAAGGGAAGTGTCGGTAATGCTGGTTAAATTCGGATTATCTGTGCGCGAGGTAAGAGGCGCAATCACAGAGTTGCGTCGATTGCAAGCAGAGCTGAATCGCAAATGCGAGATATTCGCCCGGAGGCTTGCCGAAGAAGGTGTTATACTTGCGCAAATCAAGATAATGCAATATCCGGCCATTTATACGGGAGAACTTCTTGAAAGCATAAATGCGGAACCTGGTTCGCTTCTCACGAATGGTTCGCAATGGGTTATATATACAGGTTGTGAATGGGCCCCTTATGTGGAATTCGGTACCGGCATTGTCGGTTCAGAGAATCCACATCCGGAAGCTGGTTTAACAAACTGGAAATACGACATCAATGCGCACGGAGAAGCGGGGTGGCATTATTTTAAAGACGGAGAATGGCATTGGACAAAGGGCATGCCAAGCAGACCGTTTATGTACGAAACAGGAAAAGATTTAAGGGCGTTGATACCTAAGATTGCAAGAGAGGTGTTTGGAGATGGCAGGATTTGACTGGGACGCAACATATACCGTTTTGAAAAAGGCAATATCGAAAGATGCTTCGTGCACAGTCGGCAGATATGTTGTACCTAAAGAAGCGGAGCTGCCCTATGTCGATATAGCCTTAGAAGATAATTCCGGAGGAAACTACGATTTATCTGGGAACGAGGGTTCACAAACACCGTTGATTAAAATTACAACTTATGCAACCGGCGACCTTGCGGGTAGCACATGTAATGAAATAAGCAACAAGGCAAAGAAAATCATGTTATCGTACGGATTTGCTTGCAAGAGCGGTCCTGTACCGGTAACGAACGTGGAAGATACAAGAATCACGCGCTGGATTGCTCGGTACCAGAGAGCATTCGGCGCAGGAGATACATTGATAAAATTACACTAAAGAATAATATGCAAATCAAAGGAAAGAGCCGCAAGGCTCTATTTTTTATGGAGGTGTTAATATGGATTTAACTACTATTGGCGTAAAAGTTGGTTATGCGGTTGAAACCACTAAAGGCACAAAACCAACAGCATTTACGTGGTTAAAGAGATGTAAGGCAGTAGGCGGCATCAATCTTGAGCAGGACAGAATTGATGTAACCGCACTGGAAGATAAGATTAAGCAGTACGCAGAAGGTGTTGCAGACACCGGTGGCAGCTGGCCATTAACATTCGGTATGAATGATGATGTTATTACCGCATTAGAGACTTTCAAAACTGCAAGCGCAGCTGGAAAGACAAACAATCTCGCAACCTGGATTAACGTTTGGTTCCCGGGGCTTGAAAAGTCATTTTTCGTAAAGGCGACACCGCCGGCATTGCTTCCGATGCCTGAAATCGGACAGGGTTCTCCTGCAGAGCTTAAAATTAACTGCGTAATCAATGAATACGTAGGTCTCGCCGATGCGATTGAGCCAACTGCAGCAAGTGCTTAGTAAATAATTAGAAATGGCAAGGGGCGGCTTTCGGGCTGCCCCCTTTCCAAAAAAAGCAATAGGAAAGGGTAAGGAAACATGAAAACTATTAAAGTGAACGAAAAAGAATATGTTTTGGAGTTTTCGTTTGAAGCTGCAGAACGTAAAGAAGTGGTTCAGGATATGTTTAATATTCTGTCCGGCACCTATATCATTAAAAACGCAAGCAAAGGCAAATCCGCCGGAGCGGCAATGTTTAATGGCGTGACGGAAATGGTTGCCGACATCCCGAGAATTGCCAGAGAGTCATTTTTTGCGGGCCTTTTGGAAAATCATAACCTATCTTCAGCAGAAGCAAAAGAAGTAATGAAGTCATATATGAAAGAAAATAATCTGACATATAACGACCTTTTTGAAGAAATGAAAATCTGCATGGAAGATGATGGTTTTTTCGACCTGGCCGGAATCACAAAGATGATTCAGACAATGAATCAGACCATCGAGAACGTGAAACCGGGGAAGGACAGCAAGAAGAAAGAAAATTAGTCAATTTTCGCAAATTGATTCAAGAAGAATATTTACCAAATGCACTTGCCGTAGATGTTCCGTATGATTTGTTTTGGCATTTGAACCCTAAGAAGTTAGAATGCTTCAAATCAGCGCATGCAATAAAAAAGCGCATGAAGGACGAAGAAATGTACTTAATGGGAATATACGTGACAAGGGCTGTGGGCGTAGCGGTAGAACATTGTCTGTGCGGCGATAAGGCAATTTCTGAATATTTCAAAGCCCCGATTTTAGGCAAGAAGGACGAAAGCACAGAGGAGCTCACAGAAGAGCGGAAATTGGAATTTCAGAAACAGCTGCTTATGCAACTGCAGATTATGGAAAGCAATTTCAATGCAACGCAAAATAAAAAGAAATAGTGAAATAAATAGCGGCACTGTCATTGTGGGCGGTGCCGCTATTTTTGAATTCGGAAACAATGCAAGAAAACTTGCTTAATTATATTTACGATAGGTGGTGTGTCTATGGGAACCGATATTGACCGTTTGGAAATACAGGTCGAAGCTGAAGCTAGGAAAGCGAACCAGCAACTCGAAAACTTAATCAAAAAGTTAGATAGAGTAGCCACCTCTCTTTCGAGCATTAACGGTAGTGGAATTGGCGGCATGGCAAATGGATTACAGAAATTTGTTAATGCTGCAGGTGGATTATCCAACGTAAGAACCGCCGATTTCACTCGGCTTACAAAGAATATTGAGAGATTAACCACTCTTAATACGCAACGCATATACGGCACTGCATCAGCATTATCTACAATAAGCCGCGCTCTTAATGGGATGTCGGTAGCTTCAAACGGAAGCCACGGAATAGCATCTCTCGCTAACGATCTTGCGAGATTAGGTTATTCAAGGGTTGACAGGGCAATTGCGAATCTTCCTTTGTTGACGCAAGAACTTAATAATATGCTTACTGTATTGTCCAGAGCTCCACATGTGTCACGAAATGTAATTCAAATGACAAATGCCCTGGCAAATCTTAGTTCACAGGGACAAAGAGTCGGAACGGCAAGCCGGAGTTTAGCAAATAATTTAAACAATTATTCGAACAGGACGGCCAGAGCAAGAGCAAACACAGCATCCCTTGCAAGCGCAATTGGAAAGCTGTATGCAAACTATTTTCTGGTTATCCGGGCGGCAAAAGAGTTATGGGAAGCTGTCGATAACTCGATGGATTACGTAGAGACCTATAACTATTTCAACGTTACAATGAATAAAATCGGCAAGGATTTTGCTATAGCCAGCGGAGAAATCGGAGCGGCAAGCGCGGAAGCCTATGC